GATGCTCCGGCGTGTGTTTATGGGTGGAGTAGACGCAGCACTGAAAGTCGTGGAGCAGGTCGATCTCGTCCCAGACCCCAGGTTTGCCATAGTCCATATCCAGCGTGAGCATGGAGCGGCAGAGCACCATGCCGTTTTTGCGCCGGCCCTCCCTGAGCTGACCGCCCACGAAGCCGCCCACATCCTTGATGTTGTCCTGGGCGCCCTTCTTCAGCTTGCGATACTCTTCCACGGTCTCTGTGGTGCGGATGGTGGAGCCGACCCTGGCGCACAGGTCTTCCCAGGAGATGTCCCGGTTCTTCCACCTCTTGTCCATACGGCTGTTGCCGACAGCGATTTTCATACGGTCACCTCCTGGCAGTTCTCTGTGAAGTAGCGGATGGGCTGGCCCTTCCGCCTGGCCTTCTCGATCTCGATGCTCATGCCATTGGAGACGGTGTCCCCGAACACCCACAGCTCGGCGCATTTGGTGAGCAGGACGATGTCCATGAACAGGGCCAGATTCCGCTCCCTGGGGTTGTCATCATCCATGAACCGGGGAAAGTACAGATGGGGCGCGATGGGGATATACCCGGCGTCCACGGCGAAACGGCAGTACCGCGCCGCCTTTCCCTGGTTGCCTTCCACATCCCCGGAGAGCGGTGAGCAGATATACACGACCGGACGGAAGGAGCGGAGCTTGCGCGCCTCGTTCTCGATCCGGGTCAGGGCTTCATAGGCTGTAGGGTCGTAGTAGCCCTCACAGTTGAATTTGTTGATTCCCATAAGGGTCACCTCAGTCTTTCTGATAAAAGTCGCAGACATAACCGTCTGCTCGGAGCAGCAGCCCTTCCGCCCAGGCAGGGGTCTGACCCATGATGGCGCAGATGTCATCCAGGGATGTGTCCGCCGGGGCTTCGATGACCGCTTCGTCATGGACGTGCATCACGATTTGGTACCCCGCCGCTTCCAGCCGGCGCATAGCTTCCACCA